AATATGCTTATGTGGCTGATGATGATCATGGGTTAGATATAATAGACATATCAGATCCAAGTAACCCGATTCTGGCAGGAAACTATGATACTGGTAATTATTCTTACGACGTATACGTATCAGGAAAATATGCTTATGTGGCTGACGGGTATAACGGGTTGGAAATAATTGACGTATCAGATCCAAGTTCACCGACCCTGGAAGGAAACTTTAATACTAGTGACTATGCTTACGGAGTATACGTATCAGGAAAATATGCTTATGTGGCTGATAGGTATGACGGGTTAGATATAATTGACGTATCAGATCCAAGTTCACCGACCCTGGAAGGAAACTTTGATACTAGTAGCCAGGCTTTGGGAGTATACGTATCAGGAAAATATGCGTATGTGGCTGATAGGTATGACGGGTTAGATATAGTAGATGTATCAGATCCGAGTTCACCGAGCCTGGAAGGAAACATTGATACTAGTAGCCAGGCTCAGGGAGTATACGTATCAGGAAAATATGCTTATGTGGCTGATTATGGTGGTGGATTAGATATAATAGACATATCAGACCCAAGTGCACCGACCCTGGCAGGAAACTATGATACTAGTGGTAGTGCTGTGGGAGTATACGTATCAGGAAAATATGTTTATGTAGCTGATAGTGGTGATGGGTTAGATATAATAGATATAGGAGGGGCGGACATTCACGCTGCTAATATTGGTAATATTAACTCGAGTAATATCGTAGTGAATGAAAACCTTGATGTTGGGAATAATGCCTATGTTAGAAACGGATTAAATGTAGGTTCAGGAGGGATAAAAACAGACGGAGATTTACAGGCAGATAAATTAGAACTTAAATTGTCAACTGAAAAATTAGAAATAATTGATGCTGGAAGCACAGGAGCAACAGAACAAGACTGGGTAGAGGTGGAGGCGGATGGCAATACAGGCTATATTAGAATTTACGGAAGCAAATAAAATAATTAATTTTTAATTTATAAAAAAAATGGTTAAGTTAGAGTTAGAGAAAATTCAGTTAGAGGACGGAAAAAATACTTTAGATGTAGCGGATCTTTGTAAGATTTGTTTAAACGCTACGAAGCAGGGAGGTTTCACTGTCGATGAAATGAGAAGTAGAATTAAGATAATGGACAAACTGGAGACAGATAAGAAGACTGTAGAACTCGAGGATGCGGAGTATAAAACACTTAGGGGTGTTGTAAAAACGCACAAATGGGGAGCAATTAGCAGAAAAGTTGTTGAATTTGTAGATTACATTGACGGTTTAAAATAGATTATGGCCAAAAAGACTTATCGATGTAAAGAATGTAATAGGTTGTTGTTTAAAGGCACTGTAAGGAAGGGATATATTTCTATTAAGTGTCCTAGGTGTGGTACATTCAATTTAATTGATAAGAGTTCTTTGACATAATGAGTAAATTATGTTAACATTCTAGTAAAGAGGTCGCAGAACCCTATCAAATAGCATTGATTTGCTATATGATAGGGTTTTTTTTATTATTTAATTTAGAATGAAATAATTATGAAAGAAAAGTTTTTAAGAATACAAAATCCTTATTTCAAGGGCAAGAGTGACAAACTGGAAGTAAAGGTTATAGATGATACTAACGGTGTAAAATGTTTATATGATCCAAAAAGTAAAAAAGTAAATAAATACTTATTTGATAATTCATTGTGGGTAGAGGATGAGGCAAAAGAGTGGGTTGATGATAATGCGGTAGTTTCTAGTAGTATGCAACATACTAAGGCCAGTATAAAACGTACTGATAAAGGCATGATTGCTATTGCTTCTGATGAGTCATTAGATAGAGATGATGAGGTAATATCTGTAGACGGCTGGGATTTAGAGAATTACAAGAGTAATCCGGTTTTATTGTGGCAGCATAATAGGGCACCCGCACATAATCAGTTACCTATTGGTAGGGCAAAAAGTATTAGAGTTCAGGATATTGATGGTAAAAGAAAGTTAGTATTTGAACCTGAGTTTGATGACAGTACTCCATTTAATAAAACGGTTGTAGATATGGTAAAAAAGGGCTTACTTAATACTTTTAGTGTAGGATTTATTGGCAAACAGAAGGAAGACAATTTATATAAGCGACAAGAACTGTTAGAGATTAGTTTAGTACCAGTACCTAGTAATGCTAGTGCTACATTTATACAACGTGCTAAGGACGCTGGATTTAAAAAATCTAAGGCTTTAAAGTTTGTTGATTTGAAAACTGTAGTACCGTATAGGGCATGGGAGCCGGCACCGGAAAGTAGAAGTTGGGATGGTAATGCGGCAGAGAACAGAGCAAGAGAGTGGGCAGGTGGTCCGAATAAAGAAGAAATTGATTGGGATATGTATAAGAGTGTATTTACATGGTATGACGGGACAGAAGAGGACAATTATAGTGTTTATAAGTTGCCTCATCATGATGTTATAGGTGGTGATTTGGTTACTGTATGGCGTGGAATAGTTGCGGCTATGGCTGCACTTATGGGTGCTAGGGGTGGTGTTGATATACCAGAGGGTGATAAAAAAGAGGTTTATGATCATTTAGCTAGGCATTATAAACAATTTGATCAAACTCCGCCAGATTATAAGTTTGTGGAAGATGAAAGCTTAAAGCATATGTTCAAGGTAGAGCGGGAAATAACAGAGAAAAAGAGTTTTTATGAACTCAAAAAAATCATGAGAGATACGAAGCGTACGATTAACGAAATGGAAAAGGAAAAGAAAGAAAAGGAGCAAAGGGTAGAGGAGTACAAGAAAACACAAAAACAATTAGGCAAAATTACTGAAGCTCTAATTTTACATAAAATGGGTGATTTTGTATCACTTAAGAAAGGAGGAAAAAAAACAAATGGAGATTAACAAAGACGAGATGAAATCGCTTTTAAAAGAGATTATGGACGAGAACGAGGCTAAAGACGAAAAACAACCTGAGAAAAAGGCTGATACCAACAAGGAAGAGCCTAACGTGGAAGTTGACTTAGCAAAAGCAACCGAAGAGGCTGCTAAGCGAGTTACTGAAATGATAGCTGCTCAATTGGGTGGAGATGATTCTGATGCTGAAAGCATTAAGAATAAGCTCTATACTCAAGATGAAGGTATCAAAGCAAAAAAATATCCTGAGGTTAAAGAACTCGAAGATATGTCAGACGACGACAAAATCGCTACATATTATAAGGCTTTGTTTACTCCAAACAAAGGAGTACAGGAACAAACAATGTTAAAGGCTCTTTCTGAAGGAACTGCTGAGGATGGTGGACACTTAGTGCCTACACCTTTGCACAACGAGGTTTATAGAATATTGGACGATAAGGCTATAATGCGACAGATAGCTACCGTTTTGACTATGACTTCAAAGACTTTAGAAATACCTTTCATTAACGAGAGACCTGCTGTTTACTTTGTCGGAGAAAACGAAACAAGTACTACAACTACTGTCGGATTTGATGATCAAACACTTACTGCAAGAAAGTTAATTGCTAGACTTGCTATGTCACAGGAATTGCAGGATGATGCAATTGTTGCTATGGTACCACTTGTAAACGAAATGTTTGCAGAGGCTATAGCGGCTAAGGAGGACGAAGTATTCTTCTCTGGTGACGGTAGTGGTAAACCAAAGGGAATTGATGAGGAAACCATATCAAGTGGTGATGTAGGTTCTACATTCAGCTTTGATGATGTGTTAAATCTAATCAATGCACCTGCACAATCTATACGCAATAATCCTAATACTGTTCTTGTTGGACATAAGAATGTCATTAACAAGATGAAAAAGATTAAGGATGACAACGGGGCTTATATTTGGATGGGTAGAAATACGCCTTTAAATGGTAGACCTGAGAACACAGTAATGGGTTATGAGGTATACGAGCAGAATGACTTATCGGAAGATGAGTTATATTTTGGTAACTTCAAACAGTACTACATAGGAGACAGGAAGAGACTTAGTGTTGATACATCTACTACGGCTAACAATGCTTGGACTAAACACCAAGTTGAGGTTAAGGCAGTAGAGAGAATAGACGGAAGAACCGGTTTAACCGACGCTTTCGCTAAGCTAACAGGCATTAGTTCCGCTTCTTAGTATTTGACTATTGAAAACGGCTACTAGCGAGCTTCTAGTAGCTGTGATTTAGTAGTTAAATTTAAAGTAAATATTATGGTATACGTAGAGTTTATAAAAGATTACAATGATAGAAAGGTGGGCGATAAAATTTATATCGATGAATCGGATGCGAATAGGTTAATTAAGAATGGAGTGGTTAAATTAATAAATGACACTACTAAGCACAGAGAGGCTGGTGAGCCTTTAAAATATATAACTAAGTAAATATTATGGCATTAACAACAAGGGATCGAGTAAAAGATTATTTAGATAAAAGTTCTTTAACAACTATAGAACAAACAGTTTTAGATGTATTGATCGAAGCAATATCAGATTATATTGAAGATTATACTGATAGGGTGTATCAAAAGGCTGATTACGTGGAAGTATACGACGGTCCTGCTAGTAATTTAATTGTATTAAAACACTATCCGGTATTTGAAAGCGAAACTTTCAGTATAGAGGCGAGGGAAACTTTAGAAAATAAGGACGATTGGAATACTATAGGCACGGACCAATATTTTGTAGATTATGATAGTGGAATAATTAAAGATGCTCATAGGAGTAATTTCATACTAGCAGAGAATAGGTATAGGGTCACGTATACTGCAGGTTATGATTTTAATTTGACTGATACTTTCTTATCTGATGTAGGTCTTGGTGATCTAGAACTTGCGTGTTGGATGTTAACAAAAAATGCGTTTTTAAGAAGAACGGGGCGAACTGATATATCATCAGAGAAAATAGGTGATTACAGCATAAGTTTTGGTGAGAATGTTAATGATTTTACATTCGGCAAGGAATTTATGGGTAGTGGTATGATAAAAAGTATATTAGATAAATACAAACGATTTGAACCTGCATCAACATTAACTCCCAGAAATAGTAATTTAACTGATGAGGAAAAGTTTGAATTAAATTTATGAAGTCAGTAGAAGCACTTATAAAGAGAATAGGACAGAAACTAATTATTAGTAGAGTTATCGAGAGTGATGATACTACTGCATACGGAACGATTGGTACGGCTTGGGGTTTGAGGCAAAATTATAGGAAGGACCATGTTACTGAGATTGACAATGTACAGGGTAGGGGTTTTGTTGTTTACTTGTGGGACGAAGCGGATATAGATTACGGTGATAGAGTAAGGTATAGAGACGAACCTTATAAGGTGGACGAAATAACTTTATTAGATTATGGAATAAATCAGTATAAAAAAGTAACTTTAATAGAATATAGAGATTAATGAAATTAACAGTAGAAGGACAGGAAAAATTATTAGACTTAGAAAAAAGATTGTTTAATGCTGGTAAAACAGTACAAACAAATTTGGGCAGAGCGATTGGCGAGGCTGCATTCATGCTTACAAATTATTCTAGAGCAGCAATAACAACTATGGGGGCCGTTGATACTGGATTCTTACGATCTAGTATTAGACCTTATGAGATTAAGGAGAACAAAGCGATGGTATCGTATGATCCTACGAGAGGGTATTACGGTTGGTATGTTCATGAGGGAACTTCTTGGATGAACGCAAGACCGTTCTTTGAAAAGGCGGTTGATGATGCAAAGCCAGCATT